TGAAGATTGTTCGCCGTATCCCCGGCATGGGCGGCCGCCAGCCCCGCCGTGAGTGACAGACTTGAGGCCCCGGCATCCGCCGCCAAGGTGGCCGTCTCCGCCTCAGTGGGTGTGCGGGTCGTGCTGGCAATCGCGATCTCCTGGCCGCTTTTCCACCCCGTATCATGCTCAACCGTGAGCGTCGTCGCGCCCGCCGAGGCGTTAGCCGTCAACCGCGTCAGCACCCGCTCTTTCCCCGCCGTCGGGCTTTGGCCTGTGACCGTCAGCGTGTCCCACACGACGGCGCCGAAGTCGCCGGCGGCGACACAATCGAACTCCAGCACGGCCGTCGAGTCCCGGGGGATGGGCGTGCCACTCGTGCCGATGGTCACGGTTCCGCCGATCCACACCTGGAGGACGGCGGAGAGGCGCAGGACGTAGCTCGTGGCCGCCGCCGTGCCGTAGGCCAGCGTACCCCCAGAGCCGATGCCGAGGCCCGCGAGCGTCGTCGAGCCGCTGCCGTAGTCGGTGGCCGTCGTACTGTCCATCGTGACGGTGCGGTTCGTCTTGGTCGCCGCAGCCGTCCACTCGCCCAGGATGAACAGGTCGTCACCGGCGGCCGGCGCGGCCGTCGTGGTCGTCCGCAGCATGCGGGCCATGTTGTTCGCCGTGGCATCCCGGAAAAGATTGACCTGACTGGCCGCGCTGCTCTGCGCTTCCACCCGGTAGTTCGTCGCCGCCGCGAGCGTCACGGGCGAGGCGAACTTGAAGAACATCCAGCCGATGGGGCAGGTGTCAACGGTCGCGCCTGGAGCGACCGGGTTGAGCGCAATATCGCTCACGTTGATGGTCACGGTCGTCCCCGCGACCGCAGACCCACCCGTCACGTTGAAGAGCCGTACGGAGAACGTGCCCGACGGCGTGGTGGCGCGGCTCGCCACCTTGACGGCAATCCCATCAATCGTGATCGCGCCCGGCGCGAAGCTCTGACCGGTTGACCAGGAGCCGTTCGCCACGGTGAAGTTGCCCGCCTGCGAGTCGAGCCGGGAGGTGGCATCGACGACGCGCCAGGTCGCCGCCGCCGTCCAATTTCCGTCTGCCCCTGCGATGAGTGTTGCCATCGTCCGCCTACCGCGCGACGCGGGTCATCTCGAGCCGCGTGAACTCGGCCGTCGTGGTTCCCAGGAGATTCAGCGGGCCGCCGGAGTCCTGTCGGACCACGAGCTCGACGTAGTCGCCGGCCGCCAGTCGCTTGAGGCGAATCACGGCGAAGCTCAGCCCCAGGCCCCCGTCGTTTCCGGTCACTTCCATGATGCCGACGCGGGCCCCGTTGACGAAGATCCAGGCCGCCTTGCGCCCTGACGCCGAAGTATCCCAGGAGGCTTGTCCGGCGATCAGGTACACGCCGTCGCGCCCGGTGGGGACCGTCAGGCGCGTCGGCTGCGCGGGCGCCCAGAAGCTCAGGGGATCTTCTTCGACCGCCTCGAACGGCACGGGCGTGCCAAGGGCATTGCCCGCGCCGTAGCTGCCGGGCCCGTTGGCGATGCTGTAGTTGGTCGTCCGGTAGACGATGACCTTGGGTTGTTCGACCGTCGGGTCGCCCCAGTAGACGTTCGTGCCGTCCGAGGCGAGGACGCCTGGGGTGGGAAGCAAACGCCGCCACAGCAGGCTGCCGGTGATACCCAAGGCGCTCTCGACGCCGCCGTCTCGCCAGTAGACCTGCCCCTCTGTCTCGACGCCGGAGTCGAGATCCGGCAGCGTGCCGCCATCGAGCCAGAACGTGCCGCCGCCCAGCCCGACGGTCTGCCCGACGACGAGCGCGCCGCGCGCCACGGCGTTGGTTTCGGCGTCGGTATGACTGGCGTTGTCCAGGACAGTGTGAGCGCCGCCCCCGGGTCCCCACGTCACGCCCGCGGCTTGGCTTGAATCCGCCTTCAGGACATAGCCGTTCGCCCCGACCGGCACCCGCACGTTGGCGCTGCCGTCATGCGCCAGCAGGTCGCCCTTCGTGGTCAGCGGCGAGAGGTTGCCGAAGGCCGCACTCGCCGTGCTCGCGTTGGTCCCGCCGTTGGCGATTGGCAGGATTCCCGCAACATGGGTGGTCAGCCCGATCTTGCCCCAGGCCGGGGCCGCCCCCGCCCCTTGACTGATGAGGGCGAACCCCGTGGCGACGGCCGCCAAGCCGGCAAGCTGCTGGGCCGTCAGGGCGTAGATCACATCCCCCGGCGCGAAGGTGTCCGTGCCCGTGCCGCCCAGCGAGACCGGCAGGATCTGGTCAAAGAGCCCCAAGTCCCGAAACAGGACATCAAAGTTGTGATTGATGGCCTCGATGGTCCGCTCGGTGACGGGCCACAGGACATCTTCCGGCTTGAGGCGCGCGCGGCGACGGGTCGTCACGGCGTCGGCTCCTGTCGCTCCAGCCAGGCCAGGGTTGTGCGTTCGACATCGAGCGGGGAGATCCCCCGTCCAGCCAGGAAGCCGACCGCCTGCTTCTGCGCCCGATAGCGGTCCCACGGGGCCTGCCCGAAGGCGCGAACGGCCCAGTACATCAGCCGGCGCCGCACCACGTTGACGCCGGCATCCCGCATGGCCTCCAAGAAGACGCGATCCGCCTCGGCGCGCGTGCAGCCGTTGACGACGTAGAGGTAGTCGTGGACGACGGCGGCGCCCATGTACCGGCCCGTCGGCGGCAGCCAGGACCAGATTGCGCGCGGGGTCGAGGCGAAGTCCGTCACGAAGCCTGCCGGCACGACGAAGTCGCGCCAGTGATACGGCTCGAGCAGGGTCCAGCGGCGTCCATCAGCGGAGGCGACCTTGACGGGTTCCATGTCGGCGTCCTCCTACGTGCGCGGTCGGCGATTGCCGAGATCGCTGACCGGATCGACTTCGTAGCCCCGCAGCTCGCAGCCCTGGTTGAGTTCGTTGTTCCGAAAGCGCAACTGGAGGAACGGTCCCACGCCCAGCCGCCGATGCGTGCGGGTGCCCGCCGTCAGGCTGTGCGCGATGGCCGTCTGCGCGGCCGCGTCCAGATTGCCGACGCGCGGGGTGATCGTCAATGTGCCCGCCGCCTCTGGCTTCGTGTGGACGGTGAGTTCGCCCCAGTACTTGTCCCGTGAGGGGGCCCCCTGCGAGTGCCACTTCGTGGTCACGTCGTAGTCGATCGCCACACCGGCGTCGTTGAACGCATCCTGATTCTGCTTGTAGATGACGCCATTGGCCGCGCCCAGCACGGGCGTGACGAGGCCATCGTCGTCTTCGAGGACGGCCGCACAGGTTGGCGTAAAGGCATCCGTCTTGTGCGGCCCGTACCAGGCCCCCGTCTCCAGGTCGAGCGCGACCCAGCGGTCGAGGTCGTCGGAGCCGACGGCGCCGAGGTGCAGCTCGTAGAGGTTGAATCGCTGGTTCCACTTGGCAAACGCGCGGGGGAAGGTGGCGCGATTGAAGTAGGCGTCCGTGGTGAACCACGCATGGACGCGCTCCTTCGAGAGGTTCTTCAGGCCACCCGCGCCGTAGCTGTAGACGCCGTCCTCGGCCAGGAAGTAGACCGTGTCGCGGATGACGACGGCGGACTCAGTCGCCCAGATGCCCGTCCCCTCGACGATCTGAATCATCTCGAAGTTGTCAGGGCCGCTCCCGATCACCTTGTAGAGCGCGCGCCGCTTCCCGATGACGAGTTCGTCGCGCCGGGGTCCGAAGCCGGTCGCGCCCTCGAGGTCCTGGCCTTCGGGTTTGACCGTGACGTAGGACTCGGGGTCCCAGGCCCAGGGCTTGAGGTTGCCGCTGTAGAAGACCCGATCCGGCGTGGTGTTGCCGAACGCCCACAGGCGATCCTTCCAGGCGATGATCTGCTCGAAGTACTCGGCTGGACTGGCGTTGCCCATCGGTTCGCCGAGATCGTCCGCCAGCGTATCGTTGACGGCCAGGGCACTGTCCGAGGTGGTGTCCGTGTAGGTGGTGGTCGTGTTGTCGGCCAGCGTCGCGACGAGGTAGTAGACGGCCCCCGCGCCCGCGGTGGTGCGGTAGATGCGGCGGGCGTTGACGCCGGGATCGCTCGAGGTCGGAATCGCGCTCAGGTTGAACTGCGCGTGGGAGGCCGCCGTCACCGTGGCGGGCTGATCCGGCGCCGGGCTCTCACTGAGCAGCCGCGTGCCGCTCATGATGGCGAAAGTGACGAGGTAGGCGTAGTTGCCCGTGAAGCTGCCCGAGCCAGAGGCCGACACGGTCGGGCCGGTCGTCGGCGCCTTGGGCGTCAGGATGCGGACGACGAGGTTCGGGTCGATCTGGATGGGGCGGCTGGGCGCGTTGACCATGACGACCGCACGGTTCAGGATGGCGAACCGCCCGCGCCGGCTCGAGGAGAGCGTGACGCCCGACGGCAACGTGAGCGCCACGGCACTGCCGCCCACATCCACCTTGTAGAGCGTCGTCCCTGCGTGAGCCAGGTAGAACGGCATCTCAGCCCACCCGATTCACCATGAAGGTCGTGCGGCCGAGCGCTTCCGCACTCACGCCGCCTCCGTAGACCGGACGTGCGCTCTGGCCCGGATTCGGCGATTCCGTGATCCGCAGCTCGAGGTAGTCCCCCGCGACGAGCTCGTAGGCACCCCCGCCCACGACGGCCACAACATCCGGGTCCGACGAGGCATTGATGCCGGCGGCCTTCGTGCGCGCCAGGACCTGCGTGCCGTTCTTCAGCAGCTCGAGCGTGACCAAGCCGACGTAGGGCGAGACGAGCGCCACCTGCCCCGTCGCCGCATAGAGCCCGTCGTGGTTCGAGGGGATCGTGATGCGGGTGTTGTTGACGGCGTTGTCGTGCATCGCGGCGTTGTCGAGCGCCTCGGCATCGAACGTGATGAGCGTGGGCGTGTCTGCCGTGATCGTCTGGTTGCCCGTCTTGTAGACCTGGCAGCGCGGCAGGGGCACGTTGACCGTCTCGATCCAGCGCAGGGCGATGAGGAAGGTGTCCTGCGGCGTGCTGCCGAGGAGATTCAGGGCGCTGCCCGTATCCTGTTCCACCTGCACGGTGAAGTAGTCGCCGGCGATGGCGGGGACGAGGGCGACGGCCTGGCGCCAGTGCGGATCGCCGTCATCGTTGGCGCCCGCGCTTTCGCGGCTGACGACCGTGCCGTTGTGGAGAATCTGCACGCGCCGCGCCTCGCTGGTTCCGGCGGCGGCGAACTTCGCCTGGGCCAGAAGCAGCCACAAGCCATCCCCGTTCGTGGGCACCGTCACCCGCTCTGGATTGCTGGTCAGGCTGTGCAGATTCCCCACGTCGTACTGTTCGGCCGTCCACGAGATCGTGGTCGCCGTGTTGTCGGGAATCGAGGTCGTCGCGGCGGAGAGGTAGAGGTGTGTGCGCATGTGTGCCAGATCCAGGAACGCCGCATACAGACTGCCGACGGGGGTGGCGGGGGACCCTTCATCGACCGGCACGGGCGGCGCGGCGGGCAGCGTGACGCCTCCGACGACGAGGCCCAGGATACTGCCCCCGAGGCCGGGCGTAAACGCGGCCATCCCGGGCCGCTTCCCCAGGGCATGGCGCCCGCCGAAGAGCCGCACCACGGCGTTCTGCGCGATGAGCAGATCATCCTCGGCCTGGTCGAGCGGATGCTGGGTGCGGTTGACGCCCCGGTCGCCGACGGTGAAGTTCTGGAGGTCCGCCATCAGTAGAAGCCCACCGGGGTCGTGAAGATGCTCGTCGTGTACACGCTCGTCCAGGTCCCGCCCGCGGCCCGCCGATACACCTGAGCGATGCCACTGGCGTTGACAGCGGCATAGAGCTTCGACTTGAAGCTGGCAAATCCGCCTACCGTGCTCACGAGTGTCAGCTCGTTGGTAAACGTCTCGCCATCTAGGCTCGAGGAGAGTCGCGAGTTGCCTCCCTCAATTCGCAGCGTGTAGAGCCGCAGTCCGAAGGCTGCAAGGGGCCCGTAACTGTTGCTCGTCACGTGCTGCGTGAGGATGCCATCGACGACCCGAGCGAGACCAGCGCCGAGACCGAAGTACGGGACGCCGTTGAAGTCGCCGGCGGCATTGAACGGAACCGCGATCGTCCCGAGGCTCGCCCATGATGTGCCGCCGTTGTAGCGGTAGACCTCACAGGCCGTGCCGGAGTGGTCATCGACGACGTACGGCACGCCGGCGCTGACCGTCAAGCCATTGAGAGGGGCCAGTGGATCAGGCGAAATCAGCGTGCCTTCCCGGTACACCGCCTGATCAGCCACCCAGTAGAGCGTCCAGGTATCCTCGTCGAAGGCCGCGGCCCGGAAGGGTTGCCCGGCTCCGGTGATGGAGGCCAAGGTCGTTGTCGTCGTCCCGTTGTACTGCCGCAAGTAGGCGGTGGTCCCGTCCGATGTGCGAAAGACGAGGCGACCCGGAGCCGAGGCGAGAATCTCCCAGCCCACACTTTCGGTCCCGGGCAGGGTGAACGTGCTCCAGGTGGTCCCATCAAACGAGCGAGCCGCCGTCGATGAACCATCGTACGCCGTGACGAGCGCCGTGGCGCCGTTGTCAGGCTCGTAATCTGGGTCGGGCAGTGGGACGCTCGAGAGTCCGAGGACGGGATCGGTCAGGCCGCTGGCAAAGCTGGCGAGGCCGGGCCGTTTGACGAGCGCGGGGAAGCCGTCGGCGAAACTGCTCTGCGCGTTCTGCGCGTGGGTCAGATCTTCGTCGTGCAGGTGCAGGGGCGAGTCCACGGCGTTGACGCCGCGCAGGCCGATCTGACGCACACGGAGGGCCATCTCACGACCAGTACAGCTCGAAGAGCGCCTCGACGTAGTCGGGTTCGTCGTCCTGGCGCGGGGTGGTCGCCACGCCGATCTTCGCGGCCTGCGCCTCGTACTGCTGCATCCAGCCGGGATGCGGCGCCTGCGGCACGGTGTCGGTCGGGGTGCGCGCCAAGGCGTGCGCGACCGTCCAGTAGACCAGCGCCATGTCCGATTCGCCGGGAATCGGGTTGACCGTGGCAGCGTTGGTGATCTCCGTCAGCGACGGCGTGTAGGCGAAGGTCAGATCCAGCGCGCTGCTGACCGTGGGCGCCACCCGGATCACGGGCGCACCGACCGGGCCGCCCGTGCCCGTGATGGCGTAGAAGAAGGTGCCGCCGAGGGCCGGATCGAGCGCACTCTGCGTCTCGGCCTGCTGGAAGTCGGCGTCGCCCCACTTGCGGGGGAAGAAGTGGACGTTCGGGTAGGCCGCGAGCACGCGCGGCCGGATGCCACGCACGTGCGCGACATTGGCAGGCACGCCGGTGAGTTGCGTGGCTCCGGCCGCGAGACTGACGTTCGTGGAATCCTCGATGAAGAAGTCGTCTTGCAGGTTGTCCTTGATCCGACGGTACAGATCCGCGATGCCGCCATTCAGATAGCGCAGGAGCTCCGCATCCGACCAGAACGAGGCCGTCGGCTCATTCAGCAGATCGCGCGCGCGTGTGATGAGCGAACTGATCTGCGTCGCCATCAGGTGCCGCTACGCCGCGCTCGACGAGACGCGCCGCAGATAGCCCTCGACGTGAATCCGGCCCGCGAGCCCCGCCCCGGACAGCGAACCAACGAGATCCTTGCCTTCCGTCAGCGGCGTGCCATCCTCCCCGAAGTCCCAGGTGATGGCGCCCAGCGCCGGGCTCGTCGCGTGCTTCGCGATGACGACGGGCGTCGTCGCGGAATCTTGGATCGAGAGCGCTTGCGCCGCGGAGGTCAGGACGGAGAAGACAATGCGCGTCACGAAGATGCGATGGTTCGCCTTCCCCGCCTTGAGCGTGACGGTCCCCGTGTCGGTCGCGGCGAGATCGATGTCGATGGCGAAGCCTTCGAACGCCGTCCGCCGCGACCGAGTCGCCGTGTTGACCGGATAGCTGAGATCGACTGCCGAAGCCGCCCAGGCCATCCCCGTGCCTCGTTAGGCCAGCCCGGCCTGCGTCCGCTCCTCGGCGCCGAGGTGCGGCCGGACCACGAACGTGAAGGTGCCGATCATGGCATCGCCGGTGCCCGTCAACACGTGGCCCTGGAGCCGATCGCCGGCCGCGAAGGTTGAGCTGGTGAGCGTGAAGGTGGTCGTCGTGTTCGCGGCGACCGGATCGACGGCCGCAGCCACGAGATCCGTGCCGTTCTTCTGCACCTTGACCCGGACGGAGTCGTCGGCATCGGTGAGCGCCGAGCACACGAAGTGGGCCGACTCGATGCGGCCGGCCCACGGCATCCGGGCCTCGACGATCAGGCCGTTCACGCTGGCGCCCACATTGACCGGTAGGCCGATGATCTGTTGCGCGAACTCGGCGGTGGTGTCGATGTTGCGGGATCGAATCGCCATCGTCCTCTCCTTCGGCGTTGAGGGTCCCTACCACCACGGCGGGCCTACGGGCCGCCCACGATGGCGAAGCCGTACGAGCTGTCCGCGTCCGCCGATCGGGTGGTGCCGTTGACGGTGGTGTGGGACGCAATCGTCAGACCCGAGGACAGGGGCAGCCCGTCCGGGAATACCAGGGTCTGCGCCTTGCCGCCGCCCCCCGTTCCTATCATCGGCAGCACCACGTCTCCCGCGCCGGCCGCCGCCGTCGCCGAGTTCGAGCCCTTCACCCAGGCATTGGTCGCCGATCCGGCCGGCTTGATCGCCACGAGGAAGTACAGCTTGCAGGCGGCATCCGCGATGACTGTGTCGCCCGCGTTCGCGAGCTGGAACGGCACGAACTGCAGGTCGCGGTTCCCCAGCACTTCGTTGAACTGCTCGAAGAGCGCCTTGAGGATGCGCGCGGGGCCGACGAACTTGAACGAGTCGAGCCGGCACTTCTGCCGAACGAGGTTGATGTTCTCCAGTGACAGGGCCATCGGCCTCTCCTACGGGTGCAAGCCCGCCCCGACTGCCGGTCGGGGGGCCGGCCGCGGGGCGCCTCGGCCGACTCCCGGTCGCTGGCCCAGGTCGATCCACTCGCCCAGGCGCGACTGCTTCATGTGCCAGGCCAGCCCGGCCAAGTCCCGGGCATCGCTGGCAAGCGCACGTCGCTGGCGCGCCTCGTCCGCGGCCTCGCGCGCCTCCAGGAGGTCACAGGCGCGGTCGGCGCCTCCCACCCGCCAGAGGTCCCGTTCGGCGAGATCCGCGAAGATCGCGGGGGACCAGCGACCCGAGAGGATTGTCGTGACCGGCACGAGCCGGTGCTGCGCGTAGATGCGCGTGTCCGGACGATGCCGGAGCAGCGTGAAGCTGACCTGCGCCGTGGGCGGCATCCGCCGCACGCGACGGGCCACTCGGAAGACGGCCTCTTCCTGCGAGGGAAAGATGACGAGGTCCGGATCGAAGACGGCCAACTGCTGCAGAAACCACGCCGGCGGCTCCGCGAGAGCGAACGGGTTGGGCACCGCCAGGTAGTTCGTCATCAGTAGTCCACCTTCGTCTTCAGCACGGCGTTCCGGTTGCGGGAGCCCAGCATCCGCTTCCGGTTCCGCCGACTCGGCGCGCCCACGCCCACCACGACCGCGCCCTGCGCGTCCGCGTCGGTGATCAGACTGCGGTTGAGGAGCTCCACGGCCTCCGTGGGCGGCACGTAGCTGATGTCATCGCCCTCTTCGACGATGCCGACGAGGTACTCCATGTCGAGCGGGTAGTCCGGATCGGCCGTGCCCATCTGGGGGTGCTGCGCCTTGACGATGCGCGCCGCGGGCAGCAGCAACTGGACGCCCCGCGGTTGGCCGTTCTCGCCCGCCGGCTCGATGGTGCCATCCTCGCGCTGGCGGTAGCCTGGCGGCAGATCGATGGGAATCCCGTCCCATCGGCCCTCGAGCGGCTCCAGCGTCCGGTTGACGACCGTCACGATGCCCATCTGGTTCATGCGAACGCCTCCTCTGTGGCGGCCGAGGTGCCGGGAGGTGAGCGGCACCCCGGCCCACCACGCTGGCGGTTAGCGGCCCGCCGGACGCACGGCGACGAAGCCCGTCACCGTAATCCCGTCCAACCGCCAGTTCTTGCCCGGATACCGGGCGTGGTACTGCAGCCGTCGCCGATACCACGCCTCGAAGGCGTCACGAGCGGACGTGCCCGATCCGACTCGGACGAGGATCTGGCCGTCCTCATCGACCCACTTGCCCTTCTCGGAGCCGTAGACGACCAACCCTGAGCCCTCCACGTCGAGCCCCAGGAGCGTCTGCAGCGGGAAGGACCGGATCGCCTTGAACGGCACTTCGCCCACCGTGAGGTCGCCCTGCTTGAAGGCCACGGTCCCGGCGTCGGGCCGCATGAGATTGGCGCCCGAGTACCGCCGGTCGGCCTCCGTCATGCGGATGTAGATCCGCCGCACCGAGTGATGGCCCAACAGCAGGCTCGTCTGGCCGCCCAGGCGCTGATCCTGCACGTCGGCCATCCGCTGGAGCAGGTCCATCGAGAGCGTGCCCGTCGAGGCGTTGACGTAGGACTTGAACGCCGGGTACACGGTGCGGTCCACGCCGAAGTAGTTGTTGCGGAACGTGCCGTCGTCGAACAGCGCCATCACCCCGTAGAAGCCATGCTCGTACGAGGTGTCGAGCACGTCGCTGACCGAGGCGTTGGCGGCCTGGACGATGTAGTCGTTGTCCTGCACGGAGCTGTGCGGTGCGGCATCGAGTGTGATCTGCGTGCCGTCGTCCGAACACGAGACCACCTTCCGAATGCCCGTCCGCAGCGTGCCCGTCGTCGGGTTGACGAACCCGACGTACATGCCCGGGATGACGAAGCGGTTGCCGAAGTCGGAGCCCGGCACATTGCCGGGCGAATCCACGGGGACGGTGGCCGACGACGACGGCGTGGCCGCGTTGACGAGCGCGAGCACACCCCGCCCATCGGAGGCGAGGGCGTACTCCTCCATCGCGGCCAGATCGTCGATGAGCCGCGTCATCTCATCGCGGCGCGCCGACTTCCAGGCGCCTTCCGACCGCATCGAGTCATGCAGCGCCTCGGAGGTGACGCGAATCCGGCCCATCAGCTTGCGCTGGCCGATCCGCACCTTGATGGACTTCTGCGAGTCCGCTTCGGCGAAGGCCGTATCCTCGCCCGTGAACATCGGCGAGGTGTTGACACCGGTGTGGGCGTTGTAGACGACTTCGGCGCCCGCGTACTCGACCGCTTCCCACCGGAACTGATCCTTGAGCGGGAACTTGTTGAGCACCTGCTCGGCGACGAAATCCTCGTAGACGGTCTTGTAGATTCCCGAAATCGTTTGCGTGACTGCGCCAGGCATCCGCGTCCTCTACCGGGACGCGGCCACGGCTTGCTGGAAGGCACGCCAGCCGGCCCCGTGTACCGCGTCCTCGTCCTTAGGGTTGACCGAGGGCGGCGGGGTACCGACCGGGGCGCCAGCGGCGCCGGAGGTCGGCAGGCGGCGGACCTGCTCGCCGCGCTGCTGAGCTGCGGCAGCCTGACGCCGCTGCGACGGATCGGGCGCTCCCACCACCCAGCCTTTGAACCAGCCCAGGAAGTCGTCGATGAGCGTCGTATCGCCGGACTCGTAGCGCGCGATGCGACGCGGTTCGGCCGAGACGTAGTTGGTGAAGGCGTCCCGAATCACCTGCGCCCGGGCGGGATCGAGCTGCTGCGCGGAGGCGGTGGGGCCGATGAACTGCTTGGCCGCCGTGTCCACGAGCTGCGCGAGCCACTGCTGGCCCACCTGCTGCCAGTGCTGCGCCTCGGCCTGCTCCCGGGCGGGAATCTGCTCCGCCAGACTGAGCAGCGTGTCGGCGCGCTCGAGGATGGGCTGTAGCTTGCTCCAGGACGGGACGTGCGAGAGCAGCCGATCGAGCTGTTGCACGATGGCCTGCTCGCGCTCGTTCAGGGGTTGCGGGGTCGCTTGCGGGCCGGGGGCGACGCCGGGCACGACACGGCCCAACAGGCCCACGACCTGCGAGAGCTGGTTGAGCAGGGCACGGTTCTGCTCAACGACCGCCTCGTACCGACTGACGACTTCGTGGAAGCGAGCCTCGGGCACGTAACCGGGCCCGGACGGACCCGTGGTGGGAGGCGGCTCGGCTGACGACGCCGATCCGCCGGAGGGCTCGGACTCCGGCGTGGACGGCTGGCTCGTCGGCGCACCGGGCGGGAGTGCGCTTGAAGATTCGCCCGTGGGAGTCGCGCTCGGCGGCTCCCCTCCGAGGCCATCAGGCAGTGGCGGATCAGGCCATGCGCTTGGTGTGCCCATCTCGGCCGTCAAGAAAGCATATTCGCCAGGGTCTTGTCAAGACGCCCGTGCGCGGGATGCCGAAACTGGCGGTTCAGGACCTGTCCGCAGCGCGTGCAGATCTGCCACTCGTCGGCCAGCACGGCCACCCGCTCCACGCGCCGGTGCCGGCAGCTACTCGGGTCCGCGGTTGTCGGCTCGCTCGCCGGCGCCTCGGGGCACGTCGCTCGGGTTGCCGGATTCACGATTCGAGTCTCCCAGGGCGCGCCCCCCACCGCCGGGCTGGGCGGCGGCATCGGGCAAGGCCGACGGCGCGGGCGGACCCCCCATCTGGGCCGTCAGGATCGCCATCTGATGCTCGGCCAGAAGCTGGGCCGCCAGCGGCTCGACCCAGGGCCGTTCATCCAGAAGCGCGCGCATCCGATCCGAGTTCAGCCACTTCGTGTGCTCGTTGAGGTGGACTGCGTCGTTGTGCCAGGGCTTCCGCCCGAACAGCGGCCGGCCGCTCTGGTTGACGGGCGGCGGCACCACGCTCATCGTCACGACCATCTGGCCCGTCATCGGGTCGATCTGTTGGCGCGGCATCGGCTCCGTGGTTCGCGCCCATCGCTCGAAGGCGTCCTGCTCTTGCAGCGCCGCCTTGACGTGGTAGTCGAGCGAGGGGATGAGCTGCGTCTGCCCGAACGTGCGCAAGACGGCGTACTGCACTTCGGGGTCCGCGAAGTTGAGGGCATTCATCTGCCGAAGCTGCTCGATGGCGGCACGGTTCCCCAGGGACGTTTTCGGCAGTTGCGAGCCGTCCTCGATGACGAACTCGACCGCGCCATGAAGATGGGCGCGCTGGAAGGTCTGGAGCGTCCACGAGGCGTTGGGGCCCAGCACCCAGCGGACGCGCGTGTCGGGCCCGTACAGCCGCTCCAGCTCGAGGGCAATCTGCACCCAGGCGCGGTAGGTGGCGCCGCGTTCCGCAAGCGGCACCGCGAACCGGCTCTGTGCGCGCTCCACGAGCAGTTGCAACGCCGAGAAGGCTTCGACGCCGACCGGCTTGGCGCCCTTCACCACGTCATGCGTGCCGACCTGATTCTCGATGTCCACCCGCAACCGATCGCGGTACTGCAAGAGCGAGATCGGGATGTTCGATCCCTCGATCTTCTCCGGCTTGGCATTGCCCGCCGTGAGCGGGTTGTACTTGACGACGAGGCCCGGCTCGCCCGTGAACTTCTTGACTTCCGCGCCTTTCGGTTCCAGCCACACGGGGTTCGCCATGCGCTGGACGATGAGCTGGATGAGGCTGTCGAGCTGGTTGTACTGGTCCTGCTTCTGGAGAATGGCCTCGAGCGGCCCGACGCCCCAGATCCGCCCAGCGATCGGCTTGTAGGTGGTGTGGATCAGGTTGAAGATTCGTTCGCCACTGCGCGTGACGTACGGCAGGGGCCCGGGGATGCTCTCGTCCTCCCAGCGCACCACCAGTTCCTGGCCGGGCTGCCCGCAGAAGCGAATCAGCGCGCCGTCGGGAAAGTCCTTCGACGGCCGCATCATCAACTCGTACTCGACGTAGCCTTCGGCCTTCGACTCGCTCCCCAGCGCGAGGGCGAGCGGCCCGACACCGATGTCGCTCTGGCTCGCCAGCGCCTTCACGAGTTGCAGCGACCGCTCGGCGGGCATCTGTTCCCACTGGATGCGCTTGACGACGGCCTCGGGCAGATTCGCTTCGGCCCACGTGCGCGTGCGCCAGCGCTGAATGATGGCGTACGGGACCTCATCCAGGCTGGGGAACCCGGCCGGCACGGCGACCTCGAAGGGACTGAGCACCGTCGTGCAGCCCCGCCCGGCCGCGAAGGTCTCGACGATTGGCTGGCCCTGCTCATCGCGGGCGGGGATGAGCGCGCTCGCGCCGCAGGCGGGACAC